ACCAGTGGGGACGTATTACCCCCAGGCAGTACCTCAGACGGCTCCTCAGGGAACTACCAGTTACCAATCGAACCCGTCTCAATTCGCCCCCCAATCCCAGGAATCGGCAACGACTCAGGGGAATCCCTGGGAATCGGCATTCAACAAGGTGGTGAATCTGCTGGGCAGCCCGGTGCAATCCCCGTTCCAGGGTCAACCGTCACAGGCCCCGGTTCAGGCTCCGGCTCAGTATTCCCAGGCAAACTGGGGCTCACAGGCTCCGGCCCTGGATCCGACCTTGGCACAATCGGCTCAGCAGACTTGGCAAACAAGCCAGACCTCATCGCCCAGCTCTTCCCCAACTTCCTCGATCAACTCCTTAGAGGACGTGGCGAATCTACTGGACTGGAGTCCTGAGAGCCGTATGGTGGTCGCCAATTATGGCACCGAAGCACCTGCCATTCTGAACCAGTACGCCCTCAACCTTGAGGGAATGCTCGATAGCGCCGTGTCCTGGGGCGAGGAAGCTACCGACACTCTGATGGGTTATGCCGATTTTGCTGTTAATGAGCATCGTGAAAACCTTGCTTACAACGAGATCCTGACTAATCCTGACGTTCTGTCTGATTACACCTTGGAGTACTTCGGTCCTGAAGGCCCTTGCCCTGTGTATGAGAATGAGGCTGAACTGGAAACCCCTGGTTATCCGACTCAGCAAATCCCTGGTCAACAGATTGCTGGCATGCCTGCTCCTCCTCAGGCCCAGGCTCCTCAAGCTCCCCAAGATTTCTGGGGTTCCTTTAAGCAGCAAATGGAAGTTGATCCCACCCAAGCTTGGCGTGTGATTAACCAGGCGTCTCCTCAGACGATGGCTAACAAACTGTTTGTTATGGAGTGATCTAATGATTGCAGGTAAATATGCACAATTAATGGCAAACCCTGCAGCATCTATGGCTCTCGGCGGCGGTATCGCTGCCGGGGCCTCTTTACTTGGTAATCAAGGAGAAGATAAAAGTGCCGGTCGCCAGGCTTTAGAAGCTCTTGGTGCTGGTGCTTTAGGTGCAGGTGTTGGTCGTATGTTGCCAGCAGTTTATGCACGTTCTGCACAACGTGCTACCGCTGCAGGTCGTAACTTTACTGATGAGATGCAAGGCGTTCAATCTCCTATGGGAAAACGTGAACGTGCTACTGCACAAGCTCGTGCAACTGGTGCACGCGGTTTGATGGATGCAGGAGTATCACAAGAAGATGTTGCTAAAGCAGCTGCCATGGGTATCCGTGGTACACAAGCTTTAACTAATACTGCTGCTGCTGTTGGTGGCTTAGGTCTTGCTACTGGTTTAGGTGGCATGGTAGGCGGTGGTGTTGCCAACATTGGTAACATGGCTGGCCTTGGTATTGATCCTGAATCACCTGGTTCAAGTAATACATCTAACTCACGCATGAGTATGCGTGGTGGTGGCTATACGCCAATGTATTGATTAACACTCAATATATTTAAGACTGCTAAACTTTTATTTAGATAGGACTCTAGTTCTAATCTTTCGTCCCGACAAATTTTACCCGAGACACTGGAGGATAAAAGAAAGTGTTTTTAGACAACGACTTTCCTAAAATTTTAGGCGCGGAGCTTTACCGTCCGCACCCCGCATATATTTGCGAAATGGCTGTGGAGCCCGTGGTTGTCCACGACTTCACCTCTCAGCCCGGTCAAACTGTGCAATTGGATCGCTACAAGTTCTGGGGAACTCCTGGTACTAAGGACAGCCGCGAGCGCGTGTCTGACCAGACTATTGGTACTGCTAACAGCCGCAACATCACCAAGGAGAAGGTGCTTGTTGTGCTGAAGGAATACACCGGTCCTGCGGATCCGGGTGATCCGACACAGCCTTCAACCTTCAAGATTGCACGCGAGACCCTCGTCACAGCCCAGCGCCTGCTGCTGGACACTGGCAATCTGAACATGTTCCATCAGAGCATCGGTTCTTTGACCCTGCTCGACGACTATCGCCGTTGGCGTGACCGCGTCTTCATTGACGAACTCGCTAAGGCTGAGGCTCAGGGCCAGGCTAGCAGCACCCAGGGCGGTTACTACTTCGCTGGTGACAAGGCTAAGGACTCCCAAGGCCGTGTTGCCTACACCACTGCTGAGTACGCCTCACAGGTTCAACAGTTCTCTGTTCGTACTGACCTTCTCGAAGTCGTAAAGGATCTGCGTAAGCGCAACGTACCGACCTTTGCTGATGGTCTGTATCGTTGCATTTGCGATCCTGTTTTCATGATGCATCTGCGTCGTGACGATGACTTCCGTGAGATCGCTCGCTACGGCGGCAACCCTGGTCAAGGCATGTACATGGCTAATCCCATGATGCCTAATAACACCAGCTTCTATATGGGTCCCCAAGCTGGTCAGGGTTACTTCCTGGCTGGTGAGCCTGTGATGCCGACTGGTGTTCAATTTGAAGGTGTTAAGTTCTTCGAGTCAACCAACTTCCCGACCAAGAACGTTACCGCTACCTTTGACAACAGCACTTATGCTTCTGAAGAAGTTGCCCAAGGCTATTTCTTTGGTCCTCAGTCTGTCGGTGTTGGTATCGGCGGCCCCAATGCTCAGGTGCTGATCAACAATAACGATGATTTCTCACGCTTCATCATTCTTATCTGGCAGCTTTATGCTGGCTTCGAAGTGTTGAACAAAGACTTCATCACCACTGCTTTCAGCTTCGTTTCCGACGACGGCGCAATCTGATCTTAAAACGTAAACCATAAACGAGGATACAATCGATGGCATACTTATCTGCTAAGAAAATCTATCCGGGGGACATGACCGAACCCCTGAATGGTTGGTACAAAAATATTGATACCAACGATAGTGGTTCCAATGATGCTTCTAACGGCGGTCCTACCTCCGTTCTGGCAAACCCTGGTTGGCAGTTCTATCAACTGCGTGGCTATGTTCAAGTCACCAACTCTGTTGGTGATGGATATACCCAAGTTTCACAAGTCACCATTCCTTCCCCTTACAAGAATGATGACACCCGCACCGACATCACCGGTCTGGTGGTGACGGCTGACACCGAGCGTCCTGCTTACGTCTATCGCACCGCTATCTCCGTGGCCTCTGGCTGGGGTGACGGTCGCGTTGCAGAAGACGGTTTGACCACCTCTAGTGCTACTCAGGTAATTGGTTTCGGTCCTGGTACCGCTTCCGCCCCTGTGAGCTTCTCTAATGTGGTTGAAGGTGCAAACATTACCGCCACTGCTGGCAACATTGCCGCTGGTACCGGTGGTCTAGGTGCCAACCCTTTCCAGACTGCTACCACTTTGACGGCAGCAATGCTGTACAAGCCTTACACCGCGAACCAAGAGTTCCGCGTTTACTCCAAGGCAGCTACCAACTCCACCTCACTTAACGGTGGTTGGGCTATCTCTGATGCTGACAAAGCCGCTGGTCGCTACGGTTACATCCTGTGTGAAGTCTGCTTCATTCGTCCCGATGTGGCGATTGAATATGACGACATGGAGCAATATCTTCCTTACAAGGTTGTCTCCTGATTATCAATAGCTATTGATAATTAATTAGAGTAGTATGGGACCAGTGAATAAATAGCTGGTCCCTATGCTCTATCAGCACAAGAAAACCAAAGCAAGAATTAAGGTTGTTACAGAATGGGATGACGGCGATTGGTTGATGGTTGAAGACCAAGACGGACGTATCTTTACTGTATATAAAACCGAGATTATTGAGGATCCTGAAGCAACGAAGAAGGTTAAAACACTTCAAGTTAAAGATGTTGCAAAAGGAGATGAGCCACGTAAGTTTCCAACTGATACTCGACTGAATATCAATGGTGCTACTGCTCAAATGATTGCTGATCACATCAAAGGAGTTGGCCTTAAGACTGCAAAAGATATTAAGGATTTACAACTTTCTTTGTCAGGCGAAAGATTCAACAGTCTGGAGCAATTAAGGCAAATTCCTCGTGTTGATTGGGATTCAGTATTTGCAGCTGATTTAATCCGTATCTGATAGAAAGCCCTTCGGGGCTTTCTTTATTTGTGCAGATTATAATAAATAAATAATGACGGTGCGCTGTGCAGCTATCAGAATTTAATAAAAGCCGCATTAGATATCATCTGGGTTACTACGTTACTAGTGTCCCAGCTGGTGATTATGCACGGCTAGAAGAAGCAATGAATTCGGTTCCGGATTCAACCTTCAGTGACAAGATTATCTATCAGATTAATCGTTGTGATGCAGCTGAGCGTAAAACTCAGTTAGCATCTTTTGAAGATGGCTTCCAGCCTCCTAGCACCCGAGTTGAAGGTATTGTTGGTGACGTTGATCGTACGATTCGTTCCAGCAGTGTCAAAGAAGCTTTGAAGGTATGGGACGAAGTCTATCTGTATGAGACCAACCGTCTTGCACAGATTCTCTACGTTGCAAACTACAAAGATCCTTTCCAGGCACGTTATCGTTTTGAGCGTTCTGGAGCTGAGTTTATTCAAGCTTTACCTGGCCCCGCTGATACAGCAGTCGGTGCAAATATCTATCTCAACATTACCCATCGCTGATTATGTACGGACTTGCTGGCAGATTACTTACGGGATTCGGCCAAGGCGTAAGGCGTATGGCACCGAAGCCTCGTTTTGCACCTGCATCTTTAATCGATACTGCAACTAATCCAAAAACATATCAACGTTTAGCTCAAAGCGCCTCAGATACTCTTGGCCGTGCTTTACCTCCTCAATTCCGAGGTGCAGGTTTCCAGAACGTTCCTCCAAGCGTATTTAGTGCTTTAGATGATGCAGCAGCTGCCCCTTTCGCTGGTCCCGTTCGTCAACAAATTTTAGATAAAGCAAGTAAAGATTTCG